GCCCGCTCAACGGTCTCCAGCATGTTCTCCACCTGTTCCTCGTCTAAGGGCTTTATCTTGTCCCGCCCCATCAGGTAGTCCAGTTCAGTAATCACACACACTTCCCTTTAGCCATAATCTCAAGCTTTTGAATGTAGCCCATCAGTAACTCCAGAATCTCTCGCGTGGTGAAGCAGATACCGTGTTCGTCACACTGAGCGATAACAGTAGGTTGCGCGAAAGCCCAGGAGGCGTAGAACGTGGCAAAGACTAGGACGGTGAGCAGGAGGGTTAGACCCGCGAAGGTGATCCAGTTGTCGTCGGTCATGAGTAGTTTTTCTCCAGAAATTTGAGGGAGACAAACATGGGGTCATACTTCCCGTCCTCGACCTCGTGCTTGAATATGATCTGCCTTCTTTGCGCGTTGCCTTGGTAGCCTAGATAGTCCTCGTCGTGCTGGTAGAACGTCCCGCAAAAGAGAGCGAGATTCTGAGTTTTCTTGTGTATCGCCATGTCCGTGTATTGCACATGCCCCATCGTGCAAGACTGCTGGCGTTCTCTCAGGAGTGCGGCGGCGCTTGAAACGGGTCTGCCCATCACGCCGGAAGTAAAATAGTGACAGTAGAGAACACCGTCTATCTCTACCGGCTTCAGGAAGTCGTGAACCTCCCAACCCATTTCCCGTAACTCCAAGTCTCCAAACCCGAACTTGCCCGCGAACTCGGGATTGTTTTCTACGTATCTAACTATCCGGTGTTCATGGTTTCCAAGAGTGAAAACGAGTCTTGGGTTGTAGTCCTTGGCGTCGCGGATGGGCTTTAGAAACTTCTCCATCGCCCTCTTTCCAGCCTCTACGTCATGGACGTATCGCCTACCTTCAAAAGCCATCTTCCCTTTGTCGTAGGAGGAAAGAGAAGGCATGTCCCAATGGTCTCCGATGTGGATGATTACATCGGGGCGTTTCTCTGCCGCGTAGTTACCAGCCCACTCTAGGTGGTCTGTATCGACACCAGGCTTAACCTGAGTGTCGGGGATAACCATGTGGATTTTGCCTAACCGCTGTCTTTGGTGAACCTTCAGCGGTTCCCGTCTGACGGATGGTTTAAAGCCCATCGCAACCGCTCGGTGGTAGCGGTTTCTAAAGGTCGAGATGGGTATCCCAACCTTGTCTGCTGATTTCTTCTTGTCGCCTAGGATTTCGTAAGTGTCGATTGCCTCTTGCAGTAACTTAGTTTCCAGCGGCGGAGTAGGCATTTCACCTCGTCAGGTATTTCACCAACTCAGGGTTTTCTTTGAGCATGGCGTATATCCCCGTAGCAAAAGCACTGACTTGCCTTTCTGTCAGTTTTGTATTGAGAGCAAAATCAACTGCGTGAAAGCATTCGTGCAAAACCGTATCTTTCTCCATGTCAGGAGATAAACCATGCCTCACGGATATTTCCTGCCTTTCATCCAGACAAGCGCCCATGTTGGAGTCGTTGATTCCCTCGGCCCCAACAAACTTGATCGTGTAGACCTTCCCGAGAATCTTGACGAGAGAAGGCTTTCTCAATGCACACTCCCTTGCTCAACCCTGCCCACGTAAACGATCAACTGAGGGGAGACACAGACTATTACCCTGCCGTCAGTCAGATTGATGTGGAATCCATCTTCATAGGCTTGAGCGTTGACAATCTCAGCCCCGTTGATGGAGTCGGAAATATCTTGAACGCTGGTAAGATTTACCGGGCTGCCCATGTGTCGGCCTTTTTAGCCAAAGCGTTCTCCAATAGCATGATTGCTCTTGCGCCCATATGACCCGATATAGCAACCCCGGCTGCGGTGAGCCATTCATTCACAGCAAACCCTCGGCATATCCAGAAAGTGAGAAGTCCCACAGCGGCGGAGATGACGATCTCGCCTATCAGCTCTGTGAGGTTGAAGGCTCTAACCTTTCCACTGCGATACTTGCCGTAGAAGTTGATTAGACCTCCAGCGGTCGCAATACCAAGCATCCACAGAGTAGGTATCAGGCTCTTTGCGCTTAACGGGCCGTTTTCTACAACAGTCTTAGCCACCTCCACCTCGGAGGCCACTACAGCACCAACTTAATGAGACCGTAGACAGCCAGAAGCCCGACCACGCCAACGACGATAAACGTTATTGGCGTTTTCACGAGTTTGTCTAGCAACGTGTCTGTCTTTTGTTCGATCTGGATGACTTTCTTTTTGGCGCGTTGGTAGTTGGTCATGGGTTCACCTATTGTTGTAGAACGTTGCCGAGTAACAGACCTTGGAGGGCTTGAGTGTCTTGGGGGGCGTAGGGGATACGGGAGAGGATTCCATTCAAGACACCGGGCGAGACGTTGGGGTCTGCCATCAGCCTTTGATACATGGGGGAAAGGGCAAGAGACCGTGCGGGGCCGCGCAGGAGGGGAACGCCAGCGGCCAAGATTCCAGCGGGGCCAACCGCAGCGCCGCCGGCAGCACCCAAGGCGAGAGACCCATACGGGTTCAAGGCACTAACCCCCGGCGTCGGGACGCCTGAGCCATCCCTGACAACCTGACGACCCGGACCCTCGGCAAAGGCTGCGGCCGTCCTGAGACCCCCGGTAAGCGGTGCGCCACGGTCGAGAAACCGGCCTAGCGTCGGCGCGGATACGGAAGCATCACCCACGTTCAAAGCACGTTCAATGTCGTAAGACTTGGCGATCTGCTTTCGGGCTTCCCTCAGGTCTCCGACAAGTTTCGGTTTCCCGGCGTTGGTGGCTATTCCCTCAATGTAGGATTCAAGCCTAGCGGCTTCGGCGTCAAATGCTTTGGCGTCGTTCAAGGCTTGCCGGGGATGGTTGGGGCCGTTGTATTCCCTCCATGCCAACGTAGCCTGTTCTCGCACATCCTGGAGCCTTTTCAGAGACCTTGCTGCCTCGGGGTCGAGCGCGGCGACTTCCCTGTATGGGGCGGAAGTCCGGTTCCTGAAGTCTTTCAGTTTCCCCTCGGTTATTGCGGTTCCCTTGGGGAAACCCAATTCCTTGGTGGCAACGTCGTTAGTTACGACTTGGTTCCTGAGTTGGGCTTCCTGCTTGGTGGCGGCTTTCCCCGCGAAACTCTCAAGCGTGGTATTGATGAGTCCGGGCTTTACGGAACTCGGGGGAACGACATATCCCTCGTTTCGGGCGTCCATCAGGCTCTTGTTCCTGACCTCGTTTCGGGCGTTGGTCTCTTGGGCTTGGGTAACGGCGTTCCTTCCCCGTTGAGCAGCAGCGTTGATAGCCATCGGAGATACCATGCTTGCCGCGGTCGCTAGGGTGTCGTTGCCCGTTACTTCTCCCACGGTTCCACCCACACCACCGCTAACAAGCCCTGTGGTGATATTTGCGGCAGCTTGCGGGAGAGAAGAAGCGGGAGAGAATAGGGCCGCAGCGCCGCCTTGAATGGCTGTATCCAAAACCCGTTGTCCGGGGGTTACGGGTTCGTTCTCGGGGCGGATAAGCCCCAAAGCCCTTACCCCCTGAGTAACGAAGTTAGGGTTAGGCGTGAGTTCCGGGGCTAGGTCGGGACGGCCCGAGGCGGTGGCGATCGTGCCTACTGCCGCTTTACCGAGGTTCAGGAGATTGTTCGGCGTGTTCAGCAGGGCGTCAGGAACACCGGCTATGGCTTTATTTGCGGCATTGATACCTACCCGGAGGTTTGAGGGTTCCGGCTTCTTCGGTATGAGGTCGTCAAACGCCCCCGCACTCTTTTGCGGTATGAGGTCGTCAAAGGCACCCATTAGCGTATCCCGTGGTCAGTAATACCAAGACTCTCAAGGCGCTTGATAACAGCGGCCTTTGGTGCGCCACGCATCATGGAATTCCTGGCGTCCCTGATAGCGTCCTGTTTTGATTTGTAGGTGGCAGACCAATCTTGAGTGGGAGATTTAGCGGCGGGGTTCGCGCCAGCGGGCGTAATCGGTTTTGACCCATCAACCGGCTGATACTTACTCATCTGCCCGTTAACAATGGCTTCCCAGTTGGTGAAGTGTTGTTTCACCTGCGCCAGATTCTTTTCAAGCTGTTCACGACTCTGACCGGGGTCGAGGTTGGCGATGGTCGCTTGCAGCATGTCCAATTCCTGCACCGCGACTTGCCCCAAGGCTCCACCAGTGGGCGAGTTGTCGCGCATGACTTGGAGCGCCTGGAACCCGATATTTGACTTGATGGTGTCTATGTTCTTGGCTAAGTCGTAAGCCGGGGTTCCGGGGATGCCTTTGGTTACACTGGCGAACCCGGATGACATAAACCCAACACTCGAAAGCGCCTCGTCAACCTTGTTCTTGACAATCTTTATGGTGTTGTCGCTTTGGGTAAGTTTGCTTCTTTCCTTTTCTTCTTTCGCCTTAATCTCTCGGTCTGCCTTCCCGCCGGGGATCGGGGCTTGCTCCCAATCACCGCTTGCGTTCTGCTTCCACTCGTAAGATTCGTCGGGCTTGGGGAGCGCCGTGCCGGGGGGTAGCGGTTGCGCCGTCCTGCCAGCGGCGGGGGAAGGCGGCATGGTCGGCCAATTCCCAACAACCCTATTCGTGGGGATAGCGCCACCGCCGTTTGGTTGGTTCTCCCTTGCGATAATCTTTGCCGCGTCTGCGTCGCGTTGGGCTTGGAC